TTTTTATAAATTGTTTTTCATACGATGATCTAAAATAATGACCATTAAGATAACCTGATTTATATCCTCTCCCGCCTTTTCCATTTTTAGGTATTGTGTTTGGTGGATTATCGCTTTGATAATTTAAAGTTATTTTTGAGCTTATTAAATCTTTCGTTTCTTGTTTATGATTTAATGTACCATTTATTCGTTTAGTATTAATTACTTTTTTATGATGTTCTTTAGAATGTGGAATCCCACTTAATGCTTCTGATATTTTTTTATTTCTATTTTCAGGTTCAGGGAAGTAAGATAAAGTTGAATACTTTCCTATCATAGTAGTTTGTCTATTTTCTTCTTTCTTTTTTTGATTAGTATTTTGTATACGTTTTGCAATAGTTTCGGGAGATTGAATCCTCATTTTTCTCCACTCAATTTCACACACAGAACCACAAAATTTCCTACTTTGCTTATCAGACAACGTCTGTTTTATTTTTATTCCACAACACCCACAATTTCTGAATAGATCGGGATATAATTCAAATAAAACATCTTTGGGTATTAAATTATGTTTAGCTTGTAGATGTTTTGAAATCTTTCGTAAAGTATCATGTTCTTTCTTGCAAATTGGACAAATATACATCAGTAAATATTCCTAATTTAAATGATTATATATTATTTATAAAATGAACTTTCTAGAATCATTTTAATACAATGTTTATCACAATGTTCTTGAGCACAAATTTCTGGATTGTTGTTTGTATAAAAGATATTCATATTAGTTCCTAAATTTAAAAGTATAGATATATTATAC